CCTGGCCCACTGGAAGGATCCTCTGGTTTCTTCTTTTTCTTTCCGTCCCAATAAGATCCAGTGGTTATTGGTTTAATAATAGGATCAGCATTCCACTTTCTAACACTCTGTCCTGGCGTAGATTTCTGTACATATGATCTATACTCATCTGTACCAACATCATATGCCTCTACTAAATCTTTTAACCATGACTTAAACATCATGTTCTCTGAGGTCTGTATTATGACATAATTAGCACCTCTTCTTGTTATCCTACCTGTTAAACCAGTATTAACATTCTCTACCAACGCTCCAATCTTAAATACATCTTCCTTCAAATAAGCAATCCTCAATCCAAATGGATCTAGTTTAGGTGCAATCTCCCATAAATTATATGACTCCTTCCATCCTGCATCTCTTCTATATCCAAAATCTTGTGGAATACGTCTCTTTTCTGATGCTTTTTTAGCCTTTTCATTTTCTGTATATCTCTTAGCTGCAGCTGTATCTTCTGCCTTCTTAGCAGCAGATTTCTTTGCCTTCACTTCCGTCTTACTAATTCCCATCTGTTTCTGAAGAAGATTAAATAAATTCTTCTTCTCCATATTTCCTATGTTAGGAATACCTCTAGCAAATGCCTTAAAGTCATCTTCAGCAGCAGCAAGTCTCATCTTAGAAGCAGACATACCTTCTACTCCCTCTGCGTCTGCATCTCTTGCTCCAGCAGAGACAACATTTATCTCTTCAAACTCATAGATATCACCATTATATTTCTGTGCTAGACTCTGGAACTCAGCAAGTCTGTCCTGACCAACTACTATAGTTACAGCCCTATATCCTATATTATTACATGCCAATAGAACATCAAATATAGTTCTTGCATTTGCATCATCTTTAATATTATCTGAATAATCAGAGAACATCTTTGACATATACTCTATCTTAGCACCAGGCTGTAATGGATTCTTCTTAGGATCTACACTACGACTTGGATATATTCTTAAATCAAATCCAGATCTACTTGCTTCACTAGATGCTGCATCAAGTAATTTCTGATGACCTACTGTTGGAGGATTGAATCTTCCAAATACAATAACCACACCTTCAGAGGTGGGTTCTCCCATTATTTCAGCAGTCTGTTGTTGAAGATCCGCAGTACCGTAAACTTCGCCACTATCTTCGACACTTGATGGTTGTTGTTGAGGAACTTTTGGAGCGGGAGCAACTTGAGGTGCAGCTTTCTTTTTCGGTGTGGCAGGAGCTGGAGCCGCCTTCTTCGCTGCTGGTGGTTCCTCCTCTGCTGCACTTCTACCTCCTGTGTAGTGTAGTTTACCTTGAATAGTTTTTGCAACAAAATTTCCTTTAGAATCGTACCATCCGCCATGACCGTCGCCCTTCAAACCCTTGAGTTTGGCTTCGGTGGATGCAGCTGTCTTAACAGCTTCGGTTAAAAATTGACCGAACGATTTCACGAATTCCTTACGAATACAGAGTTATTTATTACCAAACCATATCAGGATTCTTTTTCATCTTCAAAAGTCTTTTAAAGTCTGGTGTTATAACTGCCTGAAACTGAGGTTCATTTCTAATTTTACCTTTATATCTTAACTCTACTTCAGCTATATGATTCGCATTACAATATAATGCATACTTCAATTTCGCAGCTGTTCCTCCCTCATGTGGTTGTCTCCACCCCTTTGCAGTCTCAAAAGAATATGTTGTAGTTCTCCTTGTAATCTCATCTAAAAGAAATGAAGTACTATGTTCCTCTGGCATTACACCAGCATCTGCTGCAACTATAGTTGTTTCATTTTCAAGAGCACCACGACCAGTAATCAAAGTAAAAGCAAACTCTTCTTTATGAATACCTCTATCTTTTATGAGTGTTTTCAAATCCAACTTAAATATAATATTCAAGAGAGCAATACAAAGTTTTTTCTGCACTTTAACATTAGTAAGCAACTCATGAAATGTCTGAAAGTATGAACTATGTAATGGTTTCTCTGGTGGCCATCTGTTAGATAAGGCCTTGGTCATTTGTTCTTGACCCAAAAGTTGTGCATCTTTTAATATATTTGCAACTTGAGCTTGATCTGGTTTTACAAACTTCTCCATCTTCTCCAAATAAGCTGCAATATTTTTTGCCTTTTTATTCGCTACCCCTATACTACGAGCATTCTCATTCTTATTATTCTTAAATGCAGCAGTCTTTAATACCTCAGAACCATCTTCAATGGGTAACTTCTGCATTGCCATCTCATGAATCTTAGGATTAGATGAATGTAAAGCAGCCTTAATAACGTCAAGAAAGAATCTTCCTCTAGACCTATAGAGTTCCCTCAACTGCAATCTCATACCAGCAACTTCATTAAAAAGAAGATACTTTAATAATCCATCTTCTCCCACTACAGTCTTATTAATAACAGTAGGATCTGGATCTTTTGGTTTCGCACCTTTCTTCTTCAAAGAAATACCTACAAATTTTGTTTCTATACCAGCTGCAGGATGACATTGAACAACTAAATCTGAAGAGTTATAATCTTTCTTACCAAAATATTGATGTGTATTGATTCTGTACTTGGATATTAGTTGATCCCATACTCTACCAGTTTGATATACCTTCGTAACCCTAGTACCATTCCCCATATCTTTTAGAAATCCATTTGCTGCAGATATTGCCTTAGCAAAATTAAGAAAGTCATTATTAAAAGCAGAAAGTTCTTTTGTATTATGGGACTGAACTTGACCTCCTTCTGATTTTAAAGATATTAAAGCGGCAGCTGCCTTATCCAAAGTACTATACACCAATGGATCTACTGCCTTCTTACCTGTCCTACCATACTTCAATATCAAAGCAGCAGTCATCAATTCATGAGGATCTGGCCCTGCTCCACCTCCTCCTTTACCACCAAACTCGGCAGTCTTTTCTAATTTTCTTATACCAATATACTCTTCCTTACCATCATCATCGTCATATACAAAAGGAGTTGTTCGTCCTGCAACCTTATCAGCAATCTTTTCTAAGTTCTTATCTTTAAATGCCTGTGCTGTAACATTATCAGCAAATCTCAAAACTCTTTGCGTACCATCATTCATTTGAAAAGATTCTTGGTTCTTAATCTTCTCAGTAATGGCAATCAAACGTAACTGGCCTGCCTTAGGATGATTAGGATTAAAACTCTTTATAATATCTGAGAATGTAAGTGCAGCCATGAGTTTTTGAAATATTTATGAGTAAATATTTTTTTCCAAAAACTCAAATGTAGTAGGATACTCTAGTATTTTTTTATTTAAATCTGCATCTTCTTTCAAGATCTGATCCTTTAATGGCCTATAATGATTCTTATCGCCCATAGTTTTTATAAAGCCAGGAGAATGTGGATTGTATCCATTCCCTGCAAGAATAAATGATAGTCCACCATTAAGATCTTTGTTAGAAAAATCTCTATCACCTGTTACCATCTCTATAGATCTACCACAGTTATGTTGATCCCAAGGATACTCAATCACCTGAGTAACATATCTCCAATAGTCAGTATCATTCCTATGACAGGCAGCATAATGCATATCAATGAATGTCTTAGATCTATCTAATTCAGTACCACAGGCATAATTAAATATCTCTCTGTCAAAAGTATTTGGCGAAAGACTTGTAGAGAGGGACTCCAATAATCTAAAGACATTAGTAACTATAGAGGCCAAACCAGTCGCCTCCAATGGTTCAATGAATCCAAAGGAAAGTCCTACAGAAGCAACGTTCTTAACCCATGCCTTTTCATATCTTCCTGTCCTAAAAGGAACTACTCTATCTGGTTCTACACAATATGTCTCAGCAAATTCTCTTGTTGCTTCTTCATCTGTAGCAAACTTTGAACTATAAACATACCCAACAGACATACCATCCCATAAAGGAATCTCCCAACACCAACCATTGTTCATGGTTACGTTATTAGTATGACTATTCAACTCACTATTCTTATCTGAATAAGGTATCTTAGAAATAACAGCTCTATCGTTTATAAGAGTGTCTGCATATGACTTGTATGGAACCCTCAACGTTTTCCCAAGAAGTTGAGAACTAAATCCAGTACAATCTATAAAGAAATCGGCAGGATGATGACTGTTCTCGCATACTATAGATTCTATACATCCATACTTATCTTGTTCCGTTCCATAGAATACATCATCAACAAACTCAACTCCATTCTTAACACAGACATCATAAAATACATCTGCCAATTTCTCAGTATCAAAATGATATGCAGTCAACTCATGAAAATCCCAACCCTCATCAGAAAATCTATTAAGTTCTGCAAATCTTGAATGATATCTATGGAACCTTGAGAATTGATTATACTTTATTTCATCAGGAAACAGTGAAGCCAAAATAAAGAAATCACTTACATCGTCTCCAGTTAAATCACCAAAGGGATAATAGAATGGTTCATCTGTCCATCCTTCAAATCTAATATTAGTTTTATATGTTGCATTACATTTAGGCATCCAATCCTTATCACGTAATCTAAGGAACTGGAATACATCATTAATAGCCAGTTGTGTAGATTCTCCTACTCCAGATCTACCAATCTTAGAAGAATATACACATTTTATCTTTACATCTTTAAAGTACTGTGAGAGGATAGCAGATGTTACGAATCCAGCTGTACCTCCTCCCAGTATACAAATACTAGAGATCACCTTCTTCTCTATTTTCTGAGTAGAATACATCAAAACTGCCGCCTGGATATCTTTTCTCTAATTTTTTAACGTTGGTTGCAATCACATCTTCAAATGATACGCCCAATGCCATACATGCTTGAGCAGTATACCACATTAAATCTCCAAGTTCAGTAACAAGATGATGTTTGTTTGCAGCATTCCAAGGCTTACCTTGGAAAACCATCTTCTTTACAATCTCAAGAAACTCACCACCTTCAGCATTAAGACCAACACCAGCAGTAAGAAGTCTTTCTATATTTGCACCATCACCGTCAAGTTCTACCAGACGATCCGCAAGTGCAACAAAATCTTTAGAAGCATCCGATGTTACAGTATCTACAAATTCTTCGTAGCGTTTAAAATCAATTGTCATTAGAATTTCAGCGATGAAAATTTACTTTTCGTTGTTTCTTTGTCGTCATTATACTCTTCTTCCTGGCCACTGTCAACTATATCTTCTTGAGCACTCTGATCACAGTCATACAACTTCATCTTAGAACGATCAATACCAATGACGAACCTCTTGTAAACAGTGGGATCATTATATCTATTCTTCAATTGTTTGACCATTAATTGATTGGCTCCCTCAAGCTCTTCAGTACTAATAAGAGCAAACATAAGGTCAGCAGTGGCTGGAAGGCCAAATGACTCAGAAGTGTCGGTGAGATCAACGTCACTACTAGCAAACCCAGAACGAGTAGTCTGAGTGGCTGAGACAATGGGGACATTACTTTCGACAGCCAAACCTCGCAGTTCCTCAGCAATCGCCTTAATGTAGGAATACGAATTGACATTAGATCCAGCCCTGTAACGTGATGATGCACATATGTTTAGATAATCTATGAATATTATATCAGGAGTGAATGACTTTTTCAATGCAAGTTCATTCAACAACCCCTTGAAATGTCCTGAATGTGCGGCGGCAGTAGGATACTCTTTAATAATAAGATTACCTTGAGTCTTCTCTGCTAGTTTAGTCACCTTAGATTCAAACATCTGACGAGGAATATCTGTCAATTGTTGAACAGGAATATTCAATAAATTAGCATCAATTCTCTCCGCAATTTTCTCCTCAGCCATCTCAAGGGTAATGTATAGTACGTTCTTTCCTTGTAGAAGAACTGAAGATGCGACATGACACATAAACAAAGATTTACCAACACCAGTGCCAGCCAAAGCAATGTTAAGTGTCTTGTTCGGAAGCCCACCCTTTGTAATCTTATTGAAAAATTCCAAATCAAACTCGATCCTCTCCTCCTTCTTGTGGTAGAAATCGAATCGGTCTCCATAGTCTTCAAGGTAGTCATGGCCTACATGGTTATCAAAACCTACTGCTAATGCTTCAGATAATATGGCAGGGATTGCATCAACCCCCTTCTTTATATCATGTCCATCAGCAATGGAAATACTTTCAACTAGTGCCAAATATATGGCACGTTCCTTACACCACTTCTCAGTGGAATCTACCAACCAATCTTCTTGAACAGGTGAGTTATCAATATCATTAAGATACTTTGATATTTCTTTGAAAGTATCATCATTGATGTCCTTTCTCTTCTCACACTCAATAGTTAAGATCTCTTTTGTTGGACACTTATCATACTGAACAATAAATTTTGCAGACTCTTCAAAGATAATCTTCTCATGAGTGTTATCAAAATATTCAGGTTTCAAGAAAGGCAATACTTTTCGAGTATACTCCTCATTGATAACCAGATTCCTTATGATCGTGTTCTCAATAGTTTCCATCAACTATAATGCAGATAGGTACTCATAATATATTTGGGACTCCCATCCTTGACAGGTAAACCTCTATGAGGATACTGCCATGTAGGAGGGAATACAAGCACTCTACCAGTTTTAGGTTGAATTGTCAATTCATGATACGGAAATTGAGTTGTGCCTGCAGTATAATCATCATTCAAATAAACTAGAAAAGCCAAATATCTCTTTGCTGACATATGATCCTGAACATCTGTATGCAAATCAAACTGATCATCTGTTCCTGGCTCATACTTCTTGACTCTTAGTTGTTCAAATACAACCTTGGTTGGCAACCATTCCGCATATTCTGGTAGTTCTTTTCTATATTCTTTTACAACTTCTACTATCTTATAACAACACAACTGAACAAACTTACCAAACTTACGTTCTTCATTCAAATTAACCTGAGTAAAAGTAGGTACATGAAAATTTTCCACCCTCTCTTTCCTTTGAGAGGCCTCAAATACTCCTATAAGAGATTTACATACATCTTCACTGAAACAATCATAAGTCTTTATAAACTTATCCATAACTAAAGGTTGTTCTGGCGGTTTCTTCCAACTTCGCCATAACCTCGTCAGTAAAGTACTCTTCAGGGGAAGCCAGAATTTGCTTTCCGTAGACTTTCTTTCCGTTAATTTCGTAACGTCCTGCTTTGTTTTCCCAGAGTCCGCCATGCTCTCCTAATTCTAAGAGACCATAGTATCTATCTAAGCCACGTTCGTCATAATAGAGACGAATATTTACTTCTTGATTTTCTTTAGAGAGTCTTGACTTAGCTGTCTTAGCTTTAATAATGTTTCCAACAACCTCTTTCTCACTCTTTTCCTTTTTTTTGCTGAGATAAATGATTGTAGACGCGGCATACTTGAGGCCACTGCCGCCTCCCATTTCTTTAGTAGGGACGTAACTGCCGATAACATCGTAGGTGTGATTTGTAACTATAAG